GAATTTGTCAGCGCAGGACTATGATACAATAACTCAAAATCCTGCTTTCCAACGCATATTGCGACAAGCAGTAACTGAGTGGAACGGCGCAACCAATACTTCTAAACGTGTGAAGCTTAAATCGCAGTGGGCGATAGAAGAGGGGTTGCCATACGTCTTTCAAAGTATGACAGATATAAACGAGCCGCTTAGTGCGAGGGTTGAAGCATTTAAGGCTATTAGTAGGATAGGCCAATTAGACAGCCATGAGCAAATACATGGGGCTGACAGGACATTTAAACTTGAGATTAACATAGGGATGGGTGTGCCAACTGTCACTATAGATAGTGCGCCAACCATTGAGCACGAGCCAATAATGTCTGACTTTGAAGTAGACAACGAACAAGATTATCGTCCCGGTAACTTTATTTCTGCCGATCTATTGGCATTAGATGAAGAATGAAAAATAAATTTTCGATTGTTTTAAAATCCTATTGACACGATTATCGAATTCATATATAGTTCATAATTAGTATGCGGCACCACTGAATGCGGTATAAGTGGTTGCCACCTCTAGTTCCATTTAGGGTAGTGGGCGCTAACGAAACTGCCGCACAGTTTGATGCAGCAGCACAACAACGCGCCGCAGTAGCTCTTCCTAATAAGACGCCAATTGTCACTGGTCTATCGGGGTATATCTGGGACCAGTGGATGATTATGCGTCGCCATCGTGATACTGCTAGTTCGGGATGGAGCTATAGACTTTTACGTGCATTAAGAGCTTTTAATGGTGAGTATGAGCCGGAACAAGTTTTAGCTATTAAACGGTTTGGTGGATCGGAAGTATACGCGCGGCTTATTGCGATGAAGTGCCGTGGCACTTCCTCGTTATTACGGGATATATACTTAGGACCGGAACGACCTTGGGGATTGGAACCTGATAATGATCCGCCAATTCCTGATGAAATTGTTCAATCTATTCAACAACTTGTGCATTCAGAATTACAAGAGGCAACACAAGCCCACTATCAATCATTGATGCAGACCGCTGCGCACTACCATGCCGTATCACAGGCGCACCAGTATGGGCAACAAACAGGTCAAACAGCCCAACAAGTCCAACAATCCCTTCCTCCTGAACCTCCGCCTCCGCCGCCTATACCGGATGCAAATGCTATCCGTGACAGAATACTTATGCTTGAAGAAGCGGCTAGAGAGGCGGCTAAAAAGAAATGTGCGCAGCAGACAAAGATAGCAGAGGATAAAATACAAGAGATACTTAACGAGGGCGGGTTCTACATCGCCCTTGCCGAATGTATTACAGATGCGCCGTTGTTTCCTTACTGTGTAATGAAAGGTCCAGTAGTAAGGATTAAAACCAATGTTGAATGGGCACAGCAACCTAGTCCGTCCCCGGGCGCTATGGACAATGCTCCCCCTAACCCAAGTACCACTGACCCTAGAATACAACAAGCAATGGGTGCGCCTGGTCTTACTAGACCCCGAGTTGGTGGACAAAAGCAACCAATTGTTACCAATAAACCTATTCTGTGTTGGGAGCGAGTATCACCTTTTGACATATATTGGACACCGGGAGTAAGCGATATTGAGAATGCAAACTGCATCGAGCGTATGCGTCTTACACGTGCAGAGATTAATGATTTGCTCGATATGCCCGGCTTCGATGCGGATGAAGTACGCGCCGTTCTTGACGAGTATGGAAGTGGGGGGTTGGTGGATACATGGGACCAAACAGACCAACCTAGAGCTATTTTGGAATCTAGGGAAGATCCTCGCTTTAACCAATCAGGAATGATCAATTGTTTACAGTTTCAAGGGAATGCGCAGGGTAGACATTTAATTGATATAGGATTTAGCCCACAACAAATTTCAGATCAATCTAGAGACTATCATGTCCAAGCTTGGTTGATTGGCACACATGTTATCAAAACACAACTTACCCCATCGCCACGCAAGCGGCATCAATATTACATCACATCGTTCGAGAAAGTACCTGGAACTCCTGTTGGTAACGGTCTGCCTGATATTCTTGCAGATATTGCTACAGTCGCTAACGCTACTCTTCGTAGCCTCGTTAATAATTTATCTATATCTTCCGGCCCGCAAGTTACTGTTAACGATGATAGACTTGGGGACGGTGAAGATGGCGAAAGCATGTATCCGTGGAAAAGATGGCACGTTAAATCTGATCCGTTTGGAAATAACACAGAACCGGCTATCTCGTTTTTTAATCCTGCTTCTAATGCTCAAGAATTACTTGCTGTATACCAAGCGTTCTCGCAATTGGCGGACGAGATAAGCGCCATACCTAAGTTTATGACCGGCACGCCAAGTGCTGGTGTAGGACGTACAGCGTCTGGTCTGAGTATGCTGATGCAGAACTCAGCTAAGATACTTCAAACAGTTGCAGCGAACATAGACCGCGATATTATCGGCAAGGTCATGGAGGGGCTATATGATATGCTCATGCTCTATGACAAATCAGGGTTATTGACAGGCGATGAAGAAATTAAGGTGCTCGGGGTCAATGTTGCTATTCAACGAGAGACGGAACGTAGCCGTCAACTTGAGTTCTTACAACTTACAGCTAACCCAATCGACATGCAAATCATTGGGCCAAAGGGGAGGGCTCAAGTACTTCGTTCTGTGTCGGACAAGCTCGGGCTACCGGGAGCGGATATTGTACCGTCAGAAGAACAACTCGAAGCGCAACAAAAAGCGGCGGCTGCAATGGCTGCTCAACAAGGTATGCCGGGACACGCGCAACAACCACCGGGACAACCCGGTCAAGGCGGTAATAGTCCGGGCGCACAAGCTCAAGGCGGACAAGCAGGACCACCAGCAAATAACCAACAAGGCCCCATGACTAATAATGTTGGGGCTGTAGCAGGAGGCGTGGCATGATTAGTGATGAAGCAGGTAGGCCGATGACTTTTGGTGAGAAGGCAGTTGGGCTGACTTTCAATCCAAGCGGCGATCCGGTCGTTCATCAGATTAAAGATATGTATGCTCAAATCATTGATTTGTGTAATGATAAAAGAAACGGAACTGGTGGTGAAACGGCTAGACTATGGTCAATTGCCATCACCCAAGCCCAAGACGCCCAAATGTGGGCCGTGAAAGCAGCAACTTGGAAGGATCACTAACAATAGTGAGCTTTGGAGCTAAACAACGGCAGAGTAAGGAGAGCGCGATGGCAAGAGGTAAAGGCGGCGGAAAAGGGCCGGGGGCAATGAAGATGGGTGGTATGGGGCGTAAGCCTAGTATGCCCCCAACTCCTATGGCATCTGCGCCTATGGGTCCACCCGGTGGACTAGGTGGTCCCGGTCCCGCTGGACCTTCACCCGGTCCATTAGGGGTGAAGAAAGGCGGGGCCGTAAAACATGCTCGCGGCGGTGCCGTAGAGGGGAGTAAAGCAGAGGAGAGAACAGAAAGTAAAGCATTCGAGAGAAAGGAAGATAGGGGGACACATAAGTTCAATAAAGGTGGCATGGTCGGCGGGTCTGATACAAAAGCCCGCGTCCGTGCCGGTAGGGATAACATGTAGGAGATAGCGATGGGTAAAGTTGAAAAATGCGAAAGTCGCCCTGACTTCTATGCTCAAGGTGGCAAGACCCCTATGTTTGGTAGGGGTACTGCACATCCGCAGGCATCCGGTGTTTCTGGCAAGGAGAGCAATGGCGGTTCTTCTGGTCAGAAAGCCGAGCGTAAGGGCGAGGGTGCTTACGGCAAAGATGTGCGGTATGCCGAAGGGGGATCAGGCCACATGTTCGGCAAAGGACATGCTGGCAAGAAAACTCCCTTTGTCAGCGGTAAGGAAACTCAGGAGGGCTAAAATGCCTATGGCTCCGTTTTCGGATATTGACTTTAGCAATCGGTTGGTTGCTTTACGGAGTGTAGGAGTAGCGTTGAGTGTTCCGGCTGCTCAATTGCCGGACCCCCAAGCGTCAAACAGTCAGCGAACTTATTTGAAGTGGATTAATAACATACGAGTTTTCAAATCTCTCACGCCTCTACCTAGTCTTGACTATAGTGGATTTACTCCGGCACTGAATGTACTGGCTGCTTTGGTGCCGTAATGAATACTTGGCAACGTAATTTCCCGCCGCCCATTGAAGTCATCGTCTATGGTGACTGTGGTATAGCTGCGCGTGCAGAAGTGGTGGCGGGTATTTGTAACAAGACTAACGAGCTTATTGAATTTGTGTTTGGACTTGATGCCCCACCTGTTCCAGTACCGGGACAAGGTAATTGTGATGAGCGAATGCCTTTAACATTCTTGCGTCCATGTATTGATATATTAAACCTTGTAATAGATAGTCAAGGTTTAAACATTGATAATATACCACAGATAGGTGATAGTATGGACTATCACGGGTTTGTTCCTTTATGTCGAACGATGGCTCAGACAATAAACATGATCGTAGGAGATTTAAATGGATAAGCCCTCTGAGCAGAAAAAAGATGCCAAAGCAGCTAGCGATACTGATGTGGGTGTACATGATTACGGTGCTGGTGGTAGGCGTCAGCAATTACCCAATCTCTGGGGTTTCACTACTATCACTACTGGTTCGCGTGAACAGCGGTTGGTGAACCAAAATTATAAGAAAACTAACAATGAAGCTTATGAAAAGAACCCAAGTGATCCAGTACATACAATTGGTCAATCACTTGAGCGCATTGCAACTCATGGAGGGGCAAGAGAGAATATTTCTCAGCCACGTATTGGAGCAATATGGAAAGGTGGACTGTGACAGCTAAGGAAGAGTACGTAAGAGCGTTATATACTTTGTCTAAAAGTACTCCTCCTGAAGTGTGGGAAAAATTTGTATCGGCATTAGTTCTTCATTCGTCTGAACGAATGGAACAATTAATTTCTGCTGCGGCACTAGAAGATGCTCAGGGCATTATTGGTTTTGTTAGATGTATACGTGAGTTTCGGGATGAGTTTAAAAACATTGAGGCGACACATCAAAAGATGGACAAGGAACAAGAAAACAAGGGCATGAAACGTGAACGACCACTCTCCGCATTCTGACCCAAACGTAAGGCTACCTCAACAGGTACAAGATGCAGCTACGCGGGCGAATGAAATCGCGGCGCAAATAAAAGCGCCTCCACCCCCAAATTTGAAGGGTACTCCTCCCGTCACTAACAATAGTGATCCGCCGAGTGAGACGCCATCCCAAGATGCCGATTGGGAACATAGATTTAATTCTATGAAGGGTCGGTATGATGCTGCCGAACAGACACGTCGTCAGCAAACACAGCAGATATCAGAGTTACAACGTTTGCTTGCTATGTCGGCTGGACCTCCGCAACCTCCTCCCCCTGCTGGACCTTCATCCGGTGATACGAGGTTTGGTGGTGGTCAGCCAGTTGCTCAACCTAAACTTCTTTCGGATACTGAACGACAGGAGTATGGAAACGAATTACTTGATGTAATGGGTCGAAGAACTATGGAGATTGTAGGTCCAGAGATTTCAAAACTTAGTACCGCAGTTAGTCAATTAATGGCAGAAAATGCACAGCTTAAGATGCAGGTTGGTGGCGTTCGTAATGTCGTCACTCAAGATGCAACAGGGCGTTTTTACGATATTCTCGATAGAGAATTGCCGGATTGGGAAGTAACCAATCACGACACAGAGTTCGTTCGTTGGCTTGGGGCGGTTGATCCGTTCTCAGGTCGTGTGCGTAAAGACCTCTTAGATGAAGCACACCGGAATAATGAAGCTTCCCGTGTCCTTAATATTATAAGAGGGTATAGGCAAGAAGTAGCCGCCGTTAACCCTGTAGGAAATCTGCAACCGAATGTGGGCAATGGTAATGGTGCAAACCGTCCATCCCCACAATTTGAACTACAGAGCCTTGCAGCGCCGGGACGGGCAAAATCAGGGCAGCCAGTTATGCCCCCTGATCAACCGTATATCACACGCACTGACATCAATAAATTCTATTCTGATGTTACTAGAGGTGTGTATGCGGGCCGCGACGCTGAGAAGGTGGCTCTTGAAGCGCAGTTATTTCAAGCTGCTAAAGAGGGCCGCATTCGTTAGCGTTAACTGATAACGTTTAACGGAATGAGGCAATCAAATGGCTGGCTTCCCTCTTGCCGGTTCTGGCACCACACCTCCTATATACGCACCCACTACGGGTACGTCTAGTACAAGTACTGACTATGTAGCTGCTGGTTTTATACCGGAGCTATGGTCAGGTAAGCTGATTGAGAAGTTCTACGCGGCAACCGTCCTCGCTGCAATCAGCAATACAGATTATGAGGGCGAAATCAAAAGCTATGGCGACCGCGTTAAAATCCGCCAAAAACCAACTATCGTCATTAATAATTATCTTATCAATGGCGATTTGTCATTACAGCGTCCGGCGGGTAATGCCATCGAGTTGTACATTGATCAAGGTAAGTATTTCAGCACGATCCTTGACGATGTGATCGAGAAGCAATCGGATATCAACAATCTTTCCATTTGGGCAGATGATGCATCTGAACAGATGAAGATTACAGTTGATACTGATGTGCTATCGTTCATCTTGAATAAAGCCTTCCTTGCTGGTGGTACGGCTGCTGCTCCCGGTGCGGGCGCAAATGCTGGTGCATCGGCAGGGGCTATTTCTCAGAATATTAATCTTGGAACCGTTGCTGCTCCTGTCTCTACTGTTGGTCGTAACCCAACAGTTTCTCAGGTTGAAATCATTGACGTTATCTTACGTCTTGGTCAAACACTTGATGAACAGAATATCCCTGAGACGGGACGGTGGATCGTTATGCCTACATGGGCGACGTTCCAACTCAAGCGTTCTGAATTGCGTGAAGTGTTCGTGTCAGGCGATCAGACTTCCATTCTCCGCAATGGGAGATTTGGTCAGGTTGACCGTTTCACTATCTACGCTTCAAACCTTCTGCCCAACGGTGTTGCTGGTGGTTTGGCGGCGGGAGTGTTCCCTGTTTATGCAGGACATCCCCATGCCTTGACGTTTGCGTCACAGTTGACCAACGTTGAAACTATTCGTTCCGAGCGTACATTCGGTCAAATCTTGCGTGGTCTGCAAGTGTATGGCCGACAAGTGCTTGCTAGTAACGTCGCCGTTCCGAGTGGACAGAGCGAGGCAATCGCTCAAGCTTTAATCTCACAAGGCGGTCCATAAGGGATGGGGTGTCCCCGGCTTAAGCCGCATACTTAGCCGGGGGCATTCCTCACTAAGGATAGTGATCGTGGCGCAACTTTATAACACCGTCACTGCCTACGTTGTTTCGATGAGAAACAGACTGCAAGATAAAATTATACCTTATCGGTATACTGATGATCAAATTGTTGATGCCTTGAATGTTGCATTGTCAGAAGCACAGCGTATTAGATCCGATATATTTCTTGATTTAAAATACCAACAAAAAATTAGAACGGGAGATTTAGACGATGGTTTCATATCGAGTTACTATACTACTGACGATATTGCTTTTAGTAGTGGCACTGATTATGATCGTAACAATGGCACATTAGTTCCTATAGCTGCGAGATTTAATGACCCAATTTTATTCTATATGGGTGGGCATTTACAGTTGTTAGATGTTGACGATGCTCAAGATCAACGTGCTGTAGCGTTTATGACTAAGTTTGAACAACGACTATCAACGCCTCAATCATGAGTAAATAAATGAGTGCATCAGTAAGCTTAGTTAGATTAATAGATATAGTACGCATGGAAGTTTCTGGTGCGACAGATGGCATCATACGTAAATTGGTGTTTAATACCTTACGTGAGTTCTTTCGGCGTACAAATATTTGGATATTTGAATTGCCAGTTTATATCGTACCACAAACAAATGATTATGTACTTAATACATGTCAAAATGCAATTGTAATACGTTTGATATGTTTAGAGCAACCTCAATATACCAGTCAAGATCCAATTGCATATATACCCGGTAATCCTCCACAATTTATACAGTACCCGACAATACCGAATTATGAAACTCAAAATCCATATCCTCGCGTACCAAGGGATGGTGGGTTGTTAACTGCTGGTTCAAAATGTCCTGTTTTGCGTATTGCATGGAACCCCGGTCATCCAGATACATGGATTGCAACATTATCTATGTCTTGTGCCGATCCAGTTGATAGTCGTGGATTACCTGATGGGATGCCAGATTGGATCATTGAGAAATATTTTGAGTATATAGCTCATGGTGTTAGTGCTAAATTGATGTTGCAGCCTAATAAATCTTATTCTTCTCCTAAATTAGCTGAGTACAACATGCGTAAGTTTCACGAGGGAGTTGGGATAGCTCGTACTGAAGTTCGACATATGTTTGGTTATGATGCTCAACGGTGGATGTTCCCGCAAACTTTTGTCGTTCCTGCGAAACACAGGGCTGTGTGATGAATTATCCCATACCATTCTCCCAATCTAATACAGCGTACTTCTATGTCAACAGTACGAATAATATAGGTTCGTTTAATAAACCCGTAGATGGTCAGGTACAGCTTAGTTTAGACTATAGTAAGTTAGTTCCGAGTGTTACGGTGTCTAAAGTTTGGTTTGAGATTGAGCCGGGTGGCACACCCCCGCTCACTATAAATAGTGTCGTGACAACTGGAACTGTGGTAACGTTCCTTTGTGCCGGTGGGTATTCTGATATATCCTATGATGTTACAGTTAATGCAGTGCTGTCTACTGGTGAAGTACATAGTGATATATTAGTAGTTAGTGTATTTGGAGACGACGCTTGCGGTTGTGCTTGCGCACCGGCCCCATATGATCAGACTAATTTTATACAGTTTGGCACTCAACATGTTTTTGTTAATAAATATCCTAGATTTTTTGTGTCTGGTACTGCGCCCACAAACGCTAACCTACTTGATCGTTGGTATAATTTAATTGATCAGAATTGGTATGATTATGTTACTGACGGTATGACTGATTTTTGGGTATTGTCTGAACTTGGTACTCCACTTCCTCCTCCCGGTCCCGATAGTGGAGCAACTGGCAACATTACTATTAAACGAATGCAGGATCTTGCTCTTGATGGTATTACTACTACATTCCCGTTAATTTCAACTGATTTGTATACACCTAATGTTACGACTAGTAATTCGTTATTTGTATCTATGGATGGTGTATGGCAAGAACCCACAGTACAGTTTACTGCATCTGGTTCAAATATTACTTTCACACTTGCTCCCGCTGCCGATAGTGAAATATTTATATTGTGGATATTTGGAGGGATAACAAGTGGTTAACCGTGTTCAAACTATACGGTATTACACTACTTTACAAAGACCTCCTACAACGGAGTTCTCAGGAGAAATCTATATTAATTTTGCTGATATACAAATTGGAGCATTAAACACTGGTAAAACTCCGGTTGATTTTGTTGCCATAAGATATTATTCACAAGTAGCAAAATATGTTGCTGGTGATTTTGTTGTTTATAATGGTGCTTTGTATCGTGCTCTTGGTACTACTGCTAATCCAGCGGGAGCGTTTGATAGTACTAGATGGTCATTATATGCAGACTTGCAGGAAATTAATGTATTGATAGGAGTAGAGACAACAAGAGCAGAAGCGGCTGAACAGAATTTACAGACTGAAATTAATACAGAGACAGCGAATAGGATAGCTGGTGATCAGACTTTACAGAATGAAATTAATAACCTAACTACTTCTATTAGTCATATACTTCCTCCCGGTATATCTTCGGATTATTATGGTACGAGCGCACCTACTGGTTGGTTACTTGAGAATGGGGCTATATATAATGTAGCTACATATCCGGCACTAGGGGCTT